GAGTTTAAGCACGAAGAACATTCGTCAAAGGTGGAACGCCAACCAAATACATTAAAGAAAAGTCATCACCAGGTGCACGATATACACGAGTATTAACAGAACCCACAGCATCCAAAGTTGAAGCCGCATGGTTAAGAAGCAATTAGAATCTCGGGTGGTTGATGACCTTTCAAAACACCATCAATAGTAAGTGGTACTTCACCAGTGGTTGGATCAGTACTATAAATAGTAGCTGGAGAAATATGTGAAACATTATAATATGGAACCTCAATTTCAGACATTCCCTCAATCGATGTTTTCACAATTTGTGTAGAATTTCCAGCATTAGTTACACCACTATACGGATCATTAATATTTGAAAAAGGGACCTGAATATCAAATTGACTAATCAAAGAATTAAAAGTATCCTGAACAGAATTGATAAGGGTAAAGATAAGACCCTCAGACAAATTTTGAACAACGGGAGTACCAGAAGTAGTGTTCTTTTGAATAGAAGTTGCATCAAATTTCAAACGCATGGAACCCCGATAAAAAGCATATAAATAATAATAATAATCGAAAAGCGCCAAATCATAAGTGCCAGTAGCTGGATTGATAGTCTTGGGACCCTTAACAGAAAAGGGAGCCATAATTGTAGCTTGATTACCAGCTGCTGAATTATTACTCATAGTAAACCAATAACCAAATCGTTTAATAAGTTGCCGCAAAGACATTATTTTTTCACCAATACACATAGCTTCAGGTGACCAATTTGCATCTATTTGATGAGTATCAATTGACATAGGATGAACACCATGTTGCGCATCATTACGAGGTATAGCTTCATTTTCTCCCATCATCTGAGTTTCAACACGATTATCATATTCTGCTTCATGTTCCTCTCTTCCCCTAATATCAGTAGATGCAGTTAAAACTCCACCCCAAGGAACATATGAAGGTCCACAAGGAGCAGCAAAAGTTAAATCAGGACCACCATTAACTTCAACAAGGGTCTCAATAGAAGGATAAACATTATTTGCTGCAACAAGTTGATTCAAAACCTCTACACGCACTATACCAGTAACCGCATTATACATCAATTGATTGTTGGTACCAAGCCAAGAAGATTCAGGACGAGTTGAAAACATCCAAGGACGAGAAGAAACATAAGGAACAGTAAAAGAAACTTCTGTAGATTCTCGCATATCAACAACAACTTTTTGTGTACGTGAAACATCTGGAACACCTGTTGAAATTGTAGTATTATAATAAAAAGGAATAAAACTAATACGCAAACGACCAGAATGAAATTTGGTTTTAACAAACTTAAACGTATAAACTATCGAACCACGCCAATAACCAAAAGAATTAGCAACATATCCCATATGTGTGCATCTAAATCTATCAGTAACTGTTGCAGAAAAATTTTTAACCTTAAAAGGAGTAACAAAATTATCCCACAAAATAGTGTTGGTAGTTTGTGTAGTATCCCATGTAAATCTATCCCAAAAATTGGGTATAGAAAGAACATGAGAAAGATCCATTTCATCTGCTGAAGTACCAGCCATACCAGGTTTTGTTTCAATTTCATTATTGGTTGAAAGAGCCATTCTATGTGAAGTATCAACACCATTAAAATTTGCCATTCTATTTTGACCGCGCAATTTTGATTCACAAGCAGGAGCTTGAGAAGTAGGTTTAGAAAATCCAAGAATCTTAAAAATATTAGAAGCAGTTGAAGAAATCCATGCTGGTCGAGTAAAAAGATTACCAAGAATAGGAATTTTAGATAAAGTGGAAAGACCACCAGACACTTGCCCAAGTCCGGAAGAAATAACACCAGAATTTTTCATCTGTTGTAATTCTCCCATCATTTGAGCATAAATTTTATCTGGAGACTTCTTATAACTTTGGTCAGTCCAAGCTTGTCTGAATTCCGCATCTGTCATCTTACCACGACGCAACTGTTCAGCGAGATCAACACGATTTGGACCAGAACCAGTAAATATATTAGCACCTGTTGGATATTGAACATCAACATACTCCAAATGTGCCCAAACAGTATATTCAATAGAACCAGTACCAGAAACTTGATCTCTTAGTTGACTATAT